TTTATAACTTGAACATATCTTCCCATGTTTAAATCTGCAATACTATTAAGCCCTCTACCCTGTAGATTTTTTAGTATTTCAGCATCAATTTTTTTCTCATCCCTTCCAGTTAGTAACTTATAAGTAATAGGTGTAGTTGAGAAAGGAAGTGTAAATGAAAATTCATTTTTCCCTTCAATCATTTTACTATCATCAAAATCATTACTTTCAAATTCAGTTAAATCTACAGTATGTTTTTCTCCATCTCTATCGAAGATATATTCTTTACCATATCCTAAAATACGAGTAGAAATTAATACAGCATTTTTATCTCCTATAATTAAATCTTTATGGTCTACTCCTTTAGAAACAATTACAGAATCTAGTAGTTTATCTAAAACTGTTCCATTTTGGATATAAGCTTGATTAGAAAGAATATCTTCTTCCTTAGCTGTCATATATTTGATTTCTACTTTACCGCTTGATAGGGGGTTGTCTTTAGAATAGATTAAACCTTTAGAGGGTAATTCTACTTCTTCGGTTGGGAATTTAAATTCGCTCATATAAATTTTATTTAAGTATAACTTGTTATTCAATTATACATATGTAATATAAAAAAAAGCTTGGCGAAAGCCAAGCAATTTTATATAATTTATGTATTTTTCTTTTTAGAAATTTAAGATACAGTAATCAGGTTGAACTGTTAATTGTAGTTCTACTGCTGCACTTTCATTATCCCAGTTATAATCTCCGAAGTTAGCTTCAGTAATCATAGCTCCTTTGATAATCCATTCTGAAACGATATCACCTACAGGTCCTAATACATTTAGTGTAAGATCTTTTTTATAGAAATCACTATATCCATCTCTACCTGT